AAAGGTGAGCCGCCGCAGCCATGCGACGGCTCAGTCGTTCAGCGTTAAAGAAGCGAGAGACCGCTGGTTACGAACCAACAGCCAGCGGCGTGGAACCGGAGATCTTCAGCTCGAGGTCACCATCGATCGCCGACTTCACCTCGTCGTTGATGTTCGACTTCGTGACGTAAGCATTGAAGCCGTAAACGTCGCCCTTGGTCGACTGCGCAGCGGTCTTCGGCAGCTGCAGGGCGAATGCCGTCAGCATACCGGACTGGTATGCGGCCTCCACTGCCACCTGACCAGCATCGGAACTGACGCGGTTGATCTTAAATGCCACACTGCCGTTACTGCGAATCGTGGTCAGGATCTCGGCATCTGATCCAGACTCCATGTTGGTGGTCTCGACACTCTGCCACTCGCCGCGGTTGAGCGAGACCGACTTAATCTCGCCGATCAGGATGGGCGAAGACCCGATAAAAAGCTGGGATCCACGGCCGGCCTGCGCCTGTGAACTTGTATATGGACTCATTGCAATCGCTCCTTTTAGCTGTGTGGAAGGGTGTAGAGGACATAGAACTCGCACATCGCGCGGAAGATTCTGTCCTCCGATACGAAGTCGGTTCCAGGGTCGAGCAAAACGGCGTCAAGCACATTGGTGCCGTCAAAAAGAACCTGCTGCCAGCCATTTATGGCCTCGATCACGGCGCTGCGAATCGCTGCAGCCACTGATCCAGCCGACAGTGAGCCACTTGATTTCACCGCAAAGGCGTCAATCTGTACGCGCTGGCGGATAAGGCCAGGGGTGTCAAATGTCGGTTCGCTGGCGCCGCCGACAAACGAATAGGCGATGCAGGGATACAGCAGCAGATCGTCAGGCGCGGCGATGGCAAAGATCCGGTCGCGCACCAGCGCCGCAACCGCCGAATTCTCCGCGAGCAGCGTTACCATGCCGGCATCGATCACTGACCGCCTCCATCGACTTCAATGCAATAAAGCAGCAGCACCCGGTTGCGCTCGAGCACGTTTTCAGTGAACTGCACGGTAAAGAACCTGGCGCCGAAGAGCACCTGGTAGTTCGCCTTGATCGGCGTCCCGGTCCAGCGCACCTTGACGACGTGTGAGACCTGAGAAACAATCTGCGAGGCCTGCGAAGTTTCCTTACCGCCTGCGGTATAGATCGCGGCCATCGTCGTACGCACCGTCGAATAGGCGTCCGGCGTCACCGACATACCGCGCGCATCGCTCGCGTAAATCGGCTGCTGGATCTGAATCTTGTGCCTGAGCTCGCCGGGCTCGATAATCAGTGGGTCGCGCATCAAGCCACCGCCAGCCGGTTCTTCAATTCCGGCAGCCACTTCCAGATGGTGCGGTCGTCATAATCGCGATCCTGCCGCTCCTCGAAAACGCTTTTCGGAACGAAGCCAGCGCCGTCGACGCGGCCAAGCGCGATGCGCCGGTAATACTCCTGGCGCGACTTCGTCGTGTAATGGTTGATGCGCAAGAGCGACGATTCATAGCCTTGCGGCCGGGCGCCCGAGAGCACGCCGCCCCGTTCGTTAAATGTTCCGCCCTGCACCTGAAAGTAGTGCGCGTCGCCCCGCACCGAAACTGCACGGTCCATGCGTACCACGCTCTTAATGTGCGTGTTGACATGGAAGCTATCGACCGGCCGCCAGGTAAAGCGCTCCATTACCGGCTCGGGTGAATAGTCCTCGCGGCCGCTGGCCCCGAAACAGATCCAGTGCACGCCAATTGCTCCCCAGGCCGGCGGCAGCGTCGCCAGTGCCTCAGGCACAGTGGCAAACTTGGGCGAATAAAGAAACTCGTCGATGTCAATCACGGCGAGCCACAGCCGCTGGCCCTTGAGCCGCTGGAAGCAATCGCTATACGCCGGCAGCTGAGCCGGCCCAGTATTCGGCCATTCCCTCAGATCGACTTGGCCGCGTTCAATGTACGGCTTCAAGGCTGATTGCCAGTCATCCGTCGAGCGATTCTGATAGAGATAAAACTTTTCAACGCCCTGCAGCAGGTGAAACTCCAGCCACTCGCGCAGATAAGGCGCCTCGTTGCGAAAAATTGCGCAGACCGCCAGCGACGTCGGAGGGGGCGCCGGCGGCGCTGGAACCCGCGGCGAGGCCTGTGGCGCTGGAAGCGGATTTGTTTCCATGCGCGTAATGCGCATGAAGTTCGGGCCATACTTTTGAGTCAGCACGCGGCCCATCTCGGCGTTAGCGCGCGCGGCATAGGCGCCGCGGTCGTAGCTGCTCTTCTGAAGATGCGTGAGCCGGGCGCGGTTGGTGACGATGTTCTTCATGCCGGCCTGGCGCACGCGCCAGCCATAGTCGTAATCAATCCCCCAACCTAGCGTGCACTGCTGGTCCCAGAAGCCGATCTTTTCAATGGTTGAGGCCTTCACCAACGTCGCGGTGGCCTCAAGGAAAGCAACCTCCTGCGCTTCGCTGTTCGCATTAAGCATTTGCGGGTGCGGCGAATTGTGCTGCGGCGAGATTTCAGCGTAATCGGCGCGCGAAAATAGAACCTCGACCATCTCTTTAAGCACGTTGTTGCCGTGCTCGAAGATCACGTCGACATTTAGAAACCAATAAGCGTCGTATTTCTTCGCCGCCGAAGCGATCTCATAACCGCGCGTCATGCCGCGCGTAAAGCCGAGATTTTGACCGAGCAAATGAGTTGTCGAAGGCGCCGGCTGCGCGGATCCGTTGTAGAGCACATAGACGTCCTTGTCCGAATAGTCCATCGTCTCGCGCAGGTAGCGCACGAGGCTCTCGGTCAGCTCTGGCGTGTTGTAGTTCAGAATGATGATCGCCACAGAGTTCATATCGCAGGATCTCCAGGAATCAAAATCAAGCAGTCGTCGAAAAGATCAGCGCTCGTGCGAATCATAAGGTGGCGCCGGGAGATGCCCGCGGAAACCGTCGCCGGCAGCGCCACATCCTCGATCACGTGGAGGCCGCCGGCGGCGAGATAAGGCTCGAGGGCCCACGCCGCCGTGATCTGATCAGAAGGAAGATGAGAAGCGTCGTCGATGATGAGATCAAAGTGGCCGCCGAAAAGCGCAGCGGCTGCGCGAAGCGATGACGCATCGGAAGCATCACACTGGCACGTCTGGATCCGGTCCTCCGCAAAAAGCACGTCTGGATTAATCTCGAGGCCGAAGATCTCAGCCTTGGGAAAATAATCGCGCCACATGCGCAGGCTCGCGCCGTTCAGGATCCCGATCTCAAGCACACGGCGCACTGGCCGGCAGCGAAACAGCATGTCATAGAGCGGCGTGTAGTGATGCAGGATCGACGGCGTCTTGTCGCAACCATATTTCTCAGCCAACGCGCAAAGCGCCGTCGGCACCCGCCTGCTATCCGCGTCCAACATAGCCAAAGAGCTGCGTGCGGTGCGACATGAGAATTCGTTCCGCGGCCGTAATCTCCCCGGGCTTTCCTGGGACATAGTCGCTGCGATGCTCATACCAGTCGGTCGCAAGCAACCGCACCGCCTGGCGCGACCAGGCGGGAATCGTGACCTGGTAATAGCTGGCCACGAGGTTCACGGTCTGATCGGCCAAATCGAGCGTCAGCATTCCCGTCGCTGAAACCGTCCAGGGCTGCATCTCAACGCCATCCTGCCGCACCAGTGTGCTGATCTTGTAAAACGTCGCCGGATTGCCGACCTGCAGCTCGCCATAAGCCGCCGGCAAAAGCACTACGCCGGTCAGCTGGCGCGCATAGCCAGCCGTAAACTTCAGCTGCACAGCGTTCGCCTGCGGTTGCACCTGCGGCCAGTACTGCCCATAGGCGGGCAGGATGCGGCCCGGCTCCGAGATGGTGTCGATCTGAAACTCCGAGGGATCAATCGGCTGCGTGCTGCCGTCCGCCGGCGTGACATAGGTTAGCGAGTCAATCAAGATCAGCGGTGGGCGCGGCACAGCGATGGTTTGCGAATGGTTATACCGGAAGGATAGAAAGTTGTAATTACCCAGCGCGTCATAATCCGAACGCGAAGGAGCATAGTCCCACCAGCGATAAACGGGAAACCAATCGGTTGCGAGGACCCAGCCTTGCGGCCATAACGCGCGACCGGTCACGTCCTCAGTCGTCTCGCGCGCCGTCGCGATCATGTCTGCAATCAGAACGTCGTCATCGGTAAAATCGGGATCGAGCCTTAACTGGGTGTGCATGTCAGCCACACTCACAGGCTCAGAAGCCGGCGGCGTAATCAATCGAAGCGGAAAGGACATGGCTACCTACGATTCCGAGGCCGGGTTGGCCTGGCGGCCGAAGGCCGCATGGCGTTTTGCGCGGGAGCGAACATCATGCTTTCAGGAGTCGCGGCCGGCACGACCGGCGCAGCTTGAGCAATGCCGCCCTCGATCCAGCGAAGGGCCTGGCTGTCTTCAACGTAGGCCAGGTCCCCCGCCAGTAGAGAGAAGAGCCGCGGCGAGCCGGACACGTAATCGCCCATGCCCGCCACGGATTTCAGGATCAGGATCCGCATTAGTACGGCGCCTGCTCGAAGGCCTTAATGGGGCTCGTGCCGGCGTCAATCAGACCGCCGTCGGTGCGCAGGAAGGCCAAAAAGCCCACTTCGTTGGAGAGCGCATAGAGCTCGTTTAGCCGGACCACCACCATGCCCTGCACATCGCGGACGATGTACTTCTTCCAGGGGCCGAACGCGATGGTTTTCTTGCTGGCTCCGGGTGCCGGCATGAACTGGTTGATGTAGTAGCCGTAGCCCGCGAGCTTGTCGAGCTCCTCACCGTTGAGACCGGGCCCAAAGAGCGGCCGGCCGTAGTTGTCCTTGATCTTCCGCACCATGGCCAGCGTCTCGTCGTACATCATGAACGCAGACTGGGTCCGGTACGCCGGGTCGACTGAGTGAATGAGGTCGATCACGTCGTCGTAGATCATGGAGGTCACTTCACCCGCAGCCGCCTGCTTGCCGACCGGGATCACCGGCAGGAAACCGGTGGGG